GTGAGGGCACGGGGGATATACAGCACCAGCTCCACGTCCGCGGCCGGAATCGGCAGCAGATGGAGTGTCGATCGCGGATTGCCGTCGTCGGAGTATACCGCCTCCGGCGTACCGGTCCGGGTCTTGTCGGCGCGCCGCCATTTGTCGACCCCCCAGACGTCGATCGGACGCTCCCGGTCGTCGACGATGAGGCCGGCGTAGTCGATCCGGACCGGGCGCGCGGCGTCGAAATCACCGCCCGGCCCGATGGTGCGCGAGCTGACCGATGCGCCCCAGGAATAGACATCTCGGCCGGTCTCGTAAATCACGAGCGAGTGGGTGTTGAACTCGTCGAGCATCCCGTTCAGGACGAGGAGCGCGTCGTCCATATGGGATTCGGCGACCGTGCGCCCCGCGGCGGTGCGGTGGATCAGCCGAAAGCTCGAGGTGATGAGCTGGCGCCAGGTCATGCAGGTGGTTTCTCCTCAACGGGCGGCGCCGCGGCGCCGGGCGCGGGATTCGCCGGCAGCAGATCGCCGAGGACGTTGCGGTTCAGGCCCTGGATCGAGAGCTTGGCGTTGGTCGCGAGTTGAATAATGTCCTGAAGCGGTTCTCCCTTTACGCCGAAACTCGGCGCCAGGCGGTGCGCGAGCAGGAAGTGGAGCGCCTCCTCGTAGCCGTCCGGGAGAGTGATCGATTCACTGAGGCTGGCGAGCGTCGACAGTGGATTGAGTGTATCGAGCTCGAGGGTCCCCGATGCGGGCTTCGGGGCCAGGTAGACTTTCGGGCTCGAGACAGCCGCGTCGTAGAAGAGCACTTTCGCGAACGCGCCGGCGTTGCCCTTGTTCGGGAACACCGCCCAGCCCTCGGCCGTCACGATATCCGGAGAGCGGGAGACCGTCCCGGATTCCTGCACGGAGGCCGCCAGCACCTCGAGGGGGCGTTCGGTGTCGAGCGAGCCGCCGACGCCGATGGTGTAGCTCGTCGCACCGGTCAGCGTGAGTGTCTCCTGCACGACCATCACGCCACCCGGAACTGCCTTTTTCGAGATCAGCTCGAGCACCGCGTCGGCTGCCGGTGGCGGAGCCAGATATAGCGTGCCGGTCGCCGCGGCATGGCCGAACTGATAGAACAGCAGGTCCGCGTAGTCCGCCTCCGTCGAGCGGTCCATGGTGGCCGCCCAGCGCGCCGGCGTCGCGATCTCAAGCGGGAAGTTGAAGGTTCCCGTCTGAACCACCGCCGCGGCCTTGATCTTCATCGGCCGGGTTCCGAGCGTGTAGGAGGCGCTGCCATCGAGAGCAACCTGCGTCCTCGTGACCGAAGGAATGGTCAGACCCTCAGCATTGAGCGAGCCGATCAACAGATTGAGATGCACCAGCCCGTCGGCGAGCTCCTCCGTCGAGCCCGAGTCGCCCGACTGGATCGCCCCCAGGGTCGAGAGCGCCAGGTTAATGAGTGCCTGGCCCGTCATGGGCTATCCCTTCTTGGCCGTTTTGGTGGCCGCCTTGCCGGTCGTTTTCTCGGCTTCAGCCCTTTTCGGGAAGTCCGCCGGGGAGTCGTACCAGCCGGGGCCAAGAGCTTTTTCCTCGTCGGGGTTGCCGACGACGCGCCCGTTGCCGTCGGCGGCGTGCGCGTCGAACGTCTTCGGCGAGTATTTCCACTTCGGATATTCGTCCGCTTTTCTTTCTGGCATTTGGTTCTCCTAGCTGAGGGCCGCCCACTCGAGAATGACGGTGCCGGTGGCCTTGACCATCGTGTCGGCGCCCGCCCAGGCGTCGGCGAGGTTGAGGTATATTCCGTGATCCTCGTCCGCCTGAATCATGAGCGTCCGCTCGGTCTCTCCCTTGGTCAGATAAGTCCCGTTGACGTCGGAGGCGACCTGGCCCTCGATAATGTTCTCGGCGCCGGCGCCGACGTCGCCGAGCGTGGCATTTGCTCCGTCGCCCTGGGTCGTCCCGAGCCCCATCTCCGGAGTGTCCGCGGCGATCGTCGAATCCGTATTCGAGAGCGCAACGTTCATGTAGGAGGCCCGTACCAGGAATGCCCCGGCGGGCAGGGTGTACAACAACACGCCGATCGCCTCGTTCGCGGCGCCGGCGATCGCTTCGACGTTGAGAGCGGAGAAAGTCAGCTTCGTCGCGCGCTGCAGGCCGGAAACCGATTCGGTTGCCGTCACGCCGGTCTCTTCAGTGCCCTCGTCGACCGCACGGGTCAGGTTGGCGACGGCGCCGCCCAGCGTGATGACGGGAATCGAGACGTCAGGCATGTCAGTCGAGCAATGTCCACTCGATCCAGACCGTGCCCGTCGCGGTAATCGTGCAGATGGCCGCCCACGTGTCAGCGACGTTCAAATGGACGGTATGCGCGCCGGCTGTTTCGATGCCGAGGCCCTGCGAGAGCGTCTTGAGCTCCACGGTACCGTCGCAGTCGTTGGCGGTCTGGCCGGTTAGTATGTCCTCGAAGGTGGCCGTTCCGGACAGAACGGCGGTGTCGCCGCTCGCGATGACAGTCCCGAGCCCGAGATCCGGCGTATCGGCATCGCAGCTCGCTCCGGAGCCATAGACCCCGACCGAGATCGAAGCCGAGTTGACAATCACCGCGCCGGCGGGCAGCGTATAGAGCAACACGCCCGCGGCTTCGGCATCCGCCGCGGTGGCCGGGGCGAGCGCGAGTGCCGAGAAGGTCAGCTTGGTGACGTGTCTTCGGCCGTCACCATATTCCGTGGCCGTCACCCCGGTGTTTGCGGTGCCGACATTCGCGAGGGTTACTGGATCCGGATTAGTGTTGGTGTTTTGCCAGATCGAGTCCGAGCAGGTCCAAATGTTGCCGGTACCGAGAACGATCAGCGGCGTGTAGGGCCAGGTCGTGCCGGCGGTACAAGCTCCATAGGGCTCATAGCTCGCGAATTCGCCCGACTGCCCCTCGTACACCGTTGCTCCGGAGGCATGGGCGTAGATATGCGTTCCATAGCCGCGCTGTACGGTGATCGTCGTCCCGGACACCTCGGTCACCTTCATGACCTCCTGACCGGCAACTAGGAGGCTTCCGAGGCTGGCATTGCCAGAGGGGGCCGAGATGCCGGTCGCCGAGGCGACGGTGACAGTGGTGTCGGTGGCAGCAACGGCGGCCGAGAAGGTCGTCGACGTAAGGGAAGTCTGGGCATAAAGTCCGCCGGCGAGCAGCAGGCAGGCCAGCACGGTTGTCAGAATCTTGAATCTCATATCGTTCCTCTTCGAAAAGCGGGGCGGGCTCGCCCGCCCCCAAGTTCAGGGAATGAACCTCCCTAGCCGACGATCCGGCAGGCGAGCTCGGAATAGGCCACGCCAAAAGCGGTGCGCACGTCGAATCGATAGAGCTGTTTCGGGTTCTCGATCTTCCAGGCTTTCGAGAACAGGATCTTGATTCCACTATCGGGGTCCGACTTCATCGTCCCGATTGCCCCGCCGTCGGGGAGCGGTTGGTCGAAGCTGGCAAACGAGAAGGCGTTGCGATGGTAGCGCAACCCCTGCGGCGTTGCGGTTGACGCGATAGCCGACTGGTCGGCGGCGGCTTTGGCGTAGATCGAAATGAGCGCGCCGTCTTCCGGCGAGGAGCTCGCGTTCTGGTAGTTGCCCGAGGTGATGATTCCCTTGCCGTCGGGAGCCTGGACCGGGATCGTGGCGTTGCCGGAAGCGTCGGAGTCAACGTCGGCGGTGACAATCAACGGCAGCAATCGGCCGGTCGATTGTTTCATCCACCTGTTGACCGCGTACACGCCGGCGACTTGGATGATGTCGCCTTTCTTGAGCCGGTTCGCGGCCGCGGACGTCCAGCCGTCGGTGATCAGGCTCGTCCCGGTCTGATTGGCGCCGTTGACGGCCGGAGTGCCGCCGTAAGGCCCGGTGGTGAGCGTCGGAAGCACTTGGCTCTCGAAAACGTCCGCCATGGCGTGCTTGCCGATGAATCCGGTCTCGAAGGACTTCGAGATGATCCCCGTCGGATTGAACAGGCTCTGCCCCGCCGTGTTGGTCTTCACGCCCATGCTCGAGGTGATGATCAGGCGGCAACGGTCAACCGGCGCGGAGTTGTCGAACATGATCGCGCGGGCGTCGTTGTAGGTTTCGAGCGAGGAAGGAGTCGTTCCCGGGACGCCGACGAAGTTCGAAACGGCGTAGATCGCCTTTTGGAACATCGCCAGCTCGATCTTGTTGCCAAGAGCGATCGCGGCCGGCTTCAGGACCTGCTCCTCGAGGGAGGTAAAGTTGTACATCCGCTCGGGCTGAGTCAGCTCCAAGAAGAT